ATTTTTCCTTGATAGGTCAAGACTCTCTATTTTTGAATAGAAATTTGAAAACATAGCAGAACCGGGTGTTTGTGCTTCAATAGATTCTGCTAATGATGTTAAATTATCTTCATGCGTGGATATTGTTTGTTTCTGGAATACTTTATTACTATTTTCATATAAAAATTTTTCATTTAATTTATATGCATCAAATTTTAATTTTCCAAAATATTTTTGTGCTTCAGGTCTGTCTGGAAATTTCTTGTTTAAAAAATCATCAATAAAATCTTTACCTTCTTGAATTTTATCTTTTATAGTTTTAGGACTAAAATCATACCCAGATTGAAATAGCTCGTTGTTTTTTTTTTGAATTTCTCTACTAAGCTCTGATTCAGCATTAATTATGTCATTTTGTACTCTTATTTTTGCCTTTTCATTTTCAACATCTAATATTCTTTGTCCTAAATTATTTATTGCCGAACCTATGTCATCTGCTAAATCCGTTCTTGTTGCCTGCACAAGTCGTAGATTATTTGTCTGTGGCAACCTAACTTGCCGGGTTCTTGTTGTTCGTGGTATTCTTATTGCCATTTATATTTCCTACTAATCAAAAGAAGATTGAGACCAGTCTGTTTTATAAGCAGTGGTTGCTATATTCATAGTTCCTTGGGCTATAGCAGCTTTTCTTCTATAAGATTCCTGCGATAATGCTGCTGCTTCTTCAAAATTTGTTCGTTGCAATCGTGTTGTATAAGCTCTTTCTAACCAAAATAAATTATCATTTAAATCTTGCATAGCTTCATCATGTAATAATAATGAAGTGCCTGTGCCTATTGTGCCACCCCCTGCGCCTGCTGCTGCCCGTTGATAACTTAACAAATCTGTTGCTTCTTGATTTGCTATGATTTGTTCTTGTTTTTTTTGTAGATCCTGTTGGTAGCGATCCCATGCTGCTGCCGCTCTTATTCTTTTACTTTGTTGTCTACTGCCAATAACAGATATCGCTGTGCTTGCTACCTGTGTTGCTATCAATGCTGCTGCGATTTGCCATGCCATAATTAATCTACCACTAATAAAGTTCCTGTTATACCTAAGACTGTCATAGGTAATGGTTGTGTTTGTTGAACAACAATCTGTCCATCTCTATCCCATCCTAGATTTGTTACCCGTTTATCTCCCGTAAACTCTGTAATACTCTCACCCATTGGTACTGCGCTTGTTCTAAATGGTAATTGATCCCCATTAATTGTTGCGCCTACTGTTTTAAGTAATCGTACTATAATTTCATTATATCTTTTTTTTCTGCCTTGTGAAGTACCTGCTTGACTTCCTCCTTCAACTTTCATTGTTTTAAGAGTAGAGACATATCCAAGACCTACTTCTATTGTTTTATCAGAAAATGTGCTTGGCAAACTAACTGTTACTGCTCCATTCGTTACAGTTTGAGCAGGATATACAGCATCATCAATTAATATCTGTACTTTCTGCCCTTCAAGGTGATCCAATGATGTAACTTTTGTAGATGATCCGGTTACTGTGCCAGAAAGACCAGAGTCTAAATTTAAAGTAGAATCTTTATACTCAACATACTGAACTGTTGATCCATTAACAATTCTTTCTACAATCATATACACCTCGTTTTCTAGCTCCTCTGATATACTTGCAATACTTTTAACATCTGCATGTGTTTCACTTGTTGATGCCAGTCTCGTAGGATCTGTTGTTTTAACTGTTAAAAACCCAGTAGACTGTGGATCTGTTTCTTTTATGGTAACGACATTTGCAGACGGATTAGCAACTGTAAAATCTGCATGAGCATTTATTGCTGTAAATATATTATCTGCTGTAGTGTTATTATTTGTATTTGGTCTCCACCCAAGTGTTTCAGAAGGAGAAGATGACCCTGCTGCTTCTGATGTAAATGTTACACTCGTTCCATCTGATTTTGTTAATACAATACGACTACCTACAGGTATATTATCATAATCTGTAACTGTTACAGTACAATTTGTATTTTTACCACCAATAATTGATCTATGCCATGAAACTACTTCATCTTCTCTTTGATAAGTCAATCCCAAAAGTTGTCCATCTGCACGAACAGCATAATATATAGAGTTTGGTTCTTGAGCATAATCTACATCAACAATACCACCTTCTGTTATGTGCTCTGATAATATAGTCATATCTGGTGCTGCGTATGCATCATTTTCAAAACGATATGATAATTCTCTTACTTTTCTTTTTTGTCTTTGCACAAACAAAACTGTATTTCCTATTTGTTGTGGTCCAATCGTATGACTTCCATAAGTTGTTTGTTGTTTGATATTTACATTATCTGGTTTTAAGGGTTCACCCGTTGGTCTACCAACTTGAAACTCACCACCTGCTGTACCTATAATCAAATCTCTTGCTGGCGCTATCCATCTAATAACATTCACTCTGTTTGCTGCTATTGTGTATATAAATGCATCTGCTGCGCTTGAATCACCAACATCAAAATTATTATATAAGCCAGATTGTGATGCCCATATTGTTTGAGGAAAATCTGCACTACCTCCATAAATTAATCTTTGTTCAAAAAAACTAACTGCTCGGGGAAATCCTGTTGTATTAGAATATGCGCCTAATGCCCATGTTGTTGACCCATTACTTGTTAACGCTACTAGGACTTCTACTGTTACAACAGTTGCGCTTGTAAATGCCGTAATTTTTCCATGACCATCCCCTAATTTAAACAACCTACCAACATCTGTACTGACAAATAAATCTGCACTTGCAGTAAGTGTTCTGCCTGTGCCAACTGTAGTTGCACTAGATGTCAATGTTGTCGTTGTACTATTTGCATCTAAATATGGACCTTTTTCAAAAACTGCATCTGCAAGTGTCCAGCTTGTATGCCCTGTTCTTGATAATATTGCAGGTTCATGTAATGGATGCACTAAATACATAATATCTGCTGATTGTGCAAACTGAATATCAAACACCTGCGCTGATGTGTATGGTGTTGATATTTCAAAAACTTTCGCTGCTGTTCCACCAGAGCTGTATGTTGTATAATTAGTAGAGTCTACTCCAGATAATTCAAATGTATTTGTTGTTTTATTTGCAACTGTATATCTTCTTCCATTTACCTCAGTCATACCAACAACACTATTAATCCATACATGATCTCCATTTACAAACCCATGTGAGCTGCTTGTTACAACAGCAGGATCTGCTTTTGTTATTGCTGTAATGTTTTTTGCTGTTTCTGTAATCTGTCCATTGTCTTTGTAAAATCTTATGTACTGATCTCCAAACTCCATTATGTAGGATTGTTCAACATTAAACTCAAAAGGTATTAATCGTGTTATGTTTGCTGAATTTTTTACCTCTGCTATAAACCTCGTACCCGGTCTGCGTGTTGCACCACCCTGTGGAAAGACCTGCATATTTTCAAGTGTTTCTACACCATTAGAATATTTTTTAAAATCTACTTGAGCACCTAGTTTGGGTGTTAGTTCTCCGGCTGTAAAATTAGTTTGAAACGGATGTACTCTCGCCATTAGCCAAACTTACGGAAATCTGTGAAAGTATCAGATACAATATCATCTGTAAATCCTTCTGTAGAATCAATACTTCTTGCTTCTGTAAGTTTTAATTTATAGATTCTCTCCATTTCCTTTTGAAGAGTTGTGCTGTTAGTTATTGGATATGCCATTAATGATGCAAGTTTTGCTGTTAGTGTATCAGAAAATATTGAATCAAATAATGTTGTATCTGTAATTTTTGCTATATACAAGATATTAGCTGTACCTTCGTCTGTTAATAATACTCTCCCTGTTCCTGCAAGATTCTCAATCTTAAAAACAAAATCATCAAACTCCATTTTTAACACACGCAAACAAAATGGATCTGTAGGCAGAATAAATTGATTTGCAAATTCAAAGGCAGGGGATTCTGTTGCCTTTGCCAAACTTGCCCTTGTAATGGCAAAGTTCCACGCATGAGATCTTAATAAACTATCTCTTGCTGGTTCATACAACGCATTACAAAGTCTGGCTCTTTCTGTATCTTCTGTTAAAGATGTTATAGGACTATCACCTAATCTTCTTAATGCATTTGAACATATTGATACTTCTGTTGCCATAATACACCTAATGTAACAAATAGGGTGCTATATTTCAAGCACCCATTTTGCTTAGTCTACAATATAGGTAACTACCATTGTTACATCTCCTGCTGCTGCTGTAGCTGCAACATTTGACATAGTTAATGCAATTCTCAAAGGAACGGCAGGATCAGAAGTTAACCCTCCATCTTCCCATGCAAAATTTGCAATGGCATTTACATTCTTTGCTTCAAACGCAACTTCAACACCTGCTGTGTTAGCAGCTTGTAGTGTTGTTATTGCTGTTGCATAACAATCTTCATCAATAACTGCCCCTGCTGCATACGCAGTAGAAGATCCATCCGTATCTGTAAACTTAGTTTGACCTACATATAGCCCAACATTAGCTGCCAGAGTTGGAGAGCCATTGCTGTCCAGATCGTCATTGAATAATTTAATGCTCATTACTTTTGCATTTGATGGTATTTCTGCCATCATAAGAACATCATCATTATCAATGTCGCCCGTACCTGCTGCAATAGTGTCAGCAAATACACGCATCTTTCCAGATACACTCCCGGCTTCAGTTACTGTTCTAGGAGATGTGTCAAGGTTAGTAATTTCTACTGATTTAGCTGTTGCCATGATTTACCTCCTACGATTCTGTACAAGCGATTTCTACCATCTTCTCATCTTCAATGCGAGTTGCACCGATAGACATAGATAGAAATACCTGTGTTGCATAGTTCTTGTCTGCTCTTTCAGATATTTTAGTTGTAACATCTGCTCCGATAGCAAGACCTATTGCTGATTGACAAAAACCAAGCACTTGACGATTGCTGTCGCTGTCAAGACCTAGTCGTTCTGTTCTAATGAAATTAAAACCTAAAAATGTATCAACATCACCTTGAACCAATGCTTTTACAGAATTAAAATCTGCTGAAGTAACAGATGTAATTCCTAGTAAGTCTGCAAGTTGCCCTGCTGTAACGAGCATATATCTTGGCTCATCTGGGTCTGTATCATTTTTGTCTAAAATTTCTTTAGCACTTAATAGTTTTGCTAGTGTTAATCCTGCCGATCCATGCACAACTTTTTGTGCTGATGGTAAGGCAACTGTGCTTCCACCAGAAACACCACCTAATGCATTTCCAGTTGCAGCAGAGATAATAGCATCATCCATTGCTCTACCCATTGCCCACGCACCTGCTAACGCATACTCGGATTGTGGCGAAATTAACAGTCTAACTTTATCCTCTTGGTCAATTAAATCTGCCCAGTCATAATCTTCCAGACTTACTTTTCTCCTTGAATGAGGTGTATCAACTCTTGGAGTGTCTGAATGTCTTGAAGTTCTTTTTTGTGCAGAAGTAGATCCAATTCTTTCAAAGAAATGCGATTTACCTGTTACAGTTTCAGTTCTTACTGCATCTCTTAGTCTTGAACCTTTTTGTTGAGCCAAATGGAATACATTGCTTTTATATTGTTCTACAAAAGCCGTAGTAATTTGAACACTCATCAAATTTCTCCTTATTAAAATTATTATTTATGTTTATGCAGTTTTTGTCCAAAAATGGGAAACCTCATTTAAAGTCTGATAGACTAATCGCAAACTTATCCATAACAGGGGTTGTTGATTATAATAATCCTAACATAGAATTTTTTACTTGCCAAACACTTTTTCGTGCAACTGTCTCATGTGCTCTACAGCTTGTAAATGTTCTCTATGTTTGCCATCATGGTATGGGTGTTCCGGATCATCCATAATATCTGTAATTTCCTGTTGAGCATCTAATGGAGATGTGGCTAAATTATTGTTTTGGGTATTTTGCGCCATGTCCTCTGTAACATCTTTGCCTAATCGTGCAAAGAGTTTTACAACAGCAGGTATATTTCCTGCCTCTCCGTTCATAAGTTCATTAATTTCTGGATCGCCATACACTTGCAGAGCCCGTCTTGCATTTCTAACTTGCAAGTCATATTCATGACCCCATTCTTTTTTAAGCGCTTCTTCTGTTTGTTGTTTTTGCACAGCAATATCTGCTTGGTATTTTTGTGCTTGTGCATCAATACTTTTTACTTGAAAGTCTACAAGTTGTTTTACTTGGTCATTATTCAAGCCAATGTTATGGGCAACATTTGTAAACTCTTTTATTTGATCTGCGCCAAGATACTCTGTATGCGTTTCTGGTACAATAATTTCATAATTGTCGGGTGTTTCTGGTCTACCTAATTTATTGTACACCTCCATTTGTTCTTCTGGAGTTTTTGGTATAGGTATTCTATTTCCCATTTGTTTTTGTTGATGAACAACTGTTTTAGCCAAAGATTCAACATCTTTAAAATTTTTTAGTGTTGGATCATTTTTTAAATCTTCTGGTAAGTTTGATTTCCAATCTTGATTATCACTTTCAGAAGGTCCTAGTACAGTTGGTTGTGCAGGTTGCTGTGGAGCTTCTTGCGCTGTATCAGTTGTAGGATTAGCTTCCTGTGTGGTCTGTTCTTCCATCTTTCTTTTTCTCCTTTATTAAGTTGTTAATACGAAGTATAACACTTCGCTGTCCTTCCTTATATGCCGTTTCATAAGGATCTTTACCATAGGATATTCTATGGTAATATGCAGACTCAAGATCTGCTAATACCATTTGCCCTTCGTTTGTTGCAAATGTAATTCTGTAAAAATTCTCAAGGTCTTTAAGTTCCACTATTCAATAAACCCTTCTTCTCTTGCTCTTTCCTCGGCTCTGTCAAAACCCTCTATGGTTTCTGGTTTACCCATTTCTTTCATTGCTTGACTTTGTGTCAATGCCATTTCTGCTTGTTTTTGTTGCATCAACATTTGTTGTTGTATTTGTTGTTGTTGCGCCCTTGCTTGCCTTATTTCTAATACTTCATCTGTTCCTCTCATAACTGTTTTTGGAACTCCAAGTAATTTACCTCTCATACGCACAGCTTCATCATGGTCAATATTATCCATAATTGTTGGGTCAATTTGACCTACCTGCATAGCAAGTTGATATAATCTATCAATGGCTAATGACTCTTCCATTTTTTGAGAGCGTGCCAATGGACCAACATATTCTACATCTATTTTTGTTCCCTCTATTACTTCTGGCGCAGATAAAAATGCATTGTTTCTAAACATAATACCAAACACTCTTTCTATCAAAGGATTCAAAAATTCACTTTGAAATCTACCTAATGTCGGTCCTAGTAATCTTTGCATCAATTCGTATCGTACTTGAACTTCTGTTGCAGTCATTTGAGGACCAGTCTGTAATTGTAATTGATCTGAATAATATGCTTGTCTTATTGCTGCTCGTAATTGATTTTCTTTCATGTCTGTTATCTGCCAGTTTGTTGCAACCTGTAATGGTTTTACTGCTCCATCACTTCTTACAACTGTCAAGCCACCCGGTGTTACCCTAACTCTACCAATAACACCATCATCTGTTACAAGCAAAGGTGGATCTATTGCTTTTGCCCATGCCTTCAAACCAATCTCTACTGCTTTATTTAATGTCTTTATATCTGGTAATGCATTAAAACTTGGACTTCTGCCAAATGATTCGCCTGTTGCTTTTGCCCATCTTGGTACTAAATATGGAAACTCATTATATCCACCTACACGAACAACCATTTGATCTTCTTCACACACATGACACGAATGAAATGGTAATTTTGTATCTGCCGTTTCTCCACTCCCTCTTTCGTAATCTTCTGTTGGCTCTACTGCATGAATAAAAACAAATTCTTTATCTGGTTTTTTTTCTAATGATTCTAAAACTTTTTCTCCTAAATTATCTTCACCAAATTCTTGAACAGCTTGTCGTGCTGTTAGTTTGTATCTTCTATATAAAGTATCTACTCTACCATTAATATTTTCTCTAATGTAAAACTCTGATATATGTAAAGTATTAAAATGTATGCCTTCTACATCAAATCCCTTTGCTGCTTCTTCAACAAAAATAGCTCCCGTGCCTATTGAGCATAAATCAAGATATAACTCATGAACTTCTGTATTGAAATTTGTTTCATTAAACACATCATACATTTTTCGTGCAGAATCTTCTAACCACAGTTGTACATCTCTTTCTTGATTTAATGCATCATCTCTAAGTTTCAGATGAAACCATTGTAAAGATGGAGATGTCAATGTTCCATGTAGACTAGATGCTAATAAATTGTTTGCTGTTATTGCTGTTGAGTCAAATAGTACTTCTGTTCGTGCTTCACCCTGTGATCTTACAAATGTTATATCTGCTTTTCTTGGCATAACATAATCTAATATTTGCTGCCAATGATCTTCCCATGTATCTCTTTCGGCTTCCATAGCCGTCATTCTTCTTTTTACATAATTATAATTTGCCATTATCCACCCAGTATTGTTTTGGATGTCGGTGCTTCATCTGTAAGCCCTTGACCACCTGTAAGCAGAGTACCCATTCTACCTTGAGACTTTGTTCTTAACATTGCTTGTCTTTCTGCTTCAAGTTTTGCTTCTGACTCGGCAACCTTATCGTCAACAACGGGATCTGTTGGGGGTGGCATTTGTGGCATAGATTTACCTCCCATAATTTTCTCCTTTATAAGTATTTACATTCATGTCTAAGTAATCCATATACTACACCATCAAGATATTGCATATCTTTTTTTATAACTTTTCTAATAATTCCTTCTTGTTGAAATCCTGCTGATTCAATAAGTTTTTTACATCTTTCATTGTCTGGTGTTGTCATAGCTGTTATCCTAACACATTTACACTTAATAAAACAATACTGAAATACATCTTTTGCAAATGACCTTCGCATGATTAACGGATCATCTAATGCTAAATGCATCCAAATATTGTGTCCGTCATAGTGTGAAAAAACTGCGCCACCAATAATTTTATCATTACTTAAATATGCTATAAAAGAAAAACCATCATCTAGGTTGTGATGAATATTAGCTCTTGTACTAACAAATGACAAGACCTTTTCTTTTAAATGTTCTTCTGATGATGAAGTAATCATTAACTACCAAGAATAGTCCTGCTAGTTCCTCTTTCTTCCATTTGACTCATAACAGAACCTTGACCATATCCTGCGCCACCCAACTTTGCAGCACTCGCTCTTTTTTTTCTCATAGCTGCTTGTTGTGATGTATCTGCCATGTCTGCCGTTGGCTTTGGTTGAGGTGGTGGTTTTGGAGGAGCTTTTGGTTTAGGTGGTGAAAATACTCTTGCTACAAATCCCATTATGCCCTCCTTTTCTTTTTAAATGTTGCAACATTTGTTGGCTTTGGTCCTGTATTAGATGCTGATCTTTTTCGTGATACAGCAGATTTTATTTGTGAAGGTGTCATTTTTCTTGCTTTGGCTATGGGCACACATTTTGGATATTTTCTTTTTGATCCTTTTGCTCTACCACAGGGTTGATACTTTCCATCTTTTTTTGGTGCGCCAATATCAACCCATCTTTCTTTTACCCATTTTTTTAAGCTCATGCTCTTTTTCTTTTTGTGGTTGTCTTTCTTTTTGCACTTGGCTTTATTCTGCCACTACATACACCAGATGCATACATGTTTGCATAAGCTGAAGGATATACCTTAAACTTTCTTTTTGCTGCTGCTTTACCTTTTGCACATAATTTTTTACTTTTCATTATGCTCTACCTCTTGCTACTTTTTGTGCAGTTTTAGATAAATCTTTAAAATGAAACAGTTTTTTACTTGTTGCAGTATGTGTTTTGCCTGTATGCAAAGTTCCGTCTGACATTTTATGTTTATTGCCTTTATGCTCTTTACCTGTTCTTAAATAATGCTTGACTCCTTTGCCCATTATCTTTTTTTCCTTTTTTGTAGTTTTTTAAAATCTGCTCCCGTAATTTTATTGCGAGGTTTTGCAACCCTAGCAATCTTCATTTGTTTTGCTGTAAGTTTTTTTCCCGGCATTATTTTTTCGCTTTCATCATTTTTTCAAGTTTTACAGCTTGAGCTGCGTGAGCTTTAGATGCTTTTTTTAGTGCGCTTATTACACTTTTCATTGTTGCTTTGTTCATTTTTTCTTCTTCATCATTTTCTTTTTTTTCATTGCTGGTCTACCAACCTTTGATCCGTAAGTTCCTTTACCCATTGGCATAATGTTTCTCCTATTTAAATAAGTTAAATTCAGAATCAGATTGTAACTGGATTGGTTCGGTATTTCGTACTCTTGCTTTTCTTAATGACATGACTGCGTATCGTAGTGCAGAAATCACATCATCATTCATGGGTACAATTTTACCTTCTTTTCTATGATACATTCTTAATTCTTCTAAAAGTTTACTTTGGTTTTCAAATATTTTCAACCTCTTTGTTTGAAATCGTGTAAGCATCTCCATTATACCAGCTTCAACACTATTACCACCACTACCTTCTTTCATTCCTGTTTGCGGTGGATTTGAAAAATGTTCTCGTAATAAATTAACACCTTCTTCTCTATATTGTACTGCAAGACTTTTGCCGCTTCCTTTATCTGCTTGTCTGCCATCCATAGGATAAATAACAGGAATCCAAAATCCTCTGGACTTTATAGCTGATGCATGAACAGGCACAGTTTCTTGTCGCATAGCATAACTATCGTACACATAAACAATATCACTATCTCTATCCCATGCAATCCATACACAGGCAGTTGGGTGATCCCAACCAAAATCTATACCACATAATCTTGGAAAGTATTCTGGTATTTCAAAATGCTCACATACGACATCATCTTCTGATACAGGAAAAACAAGACCAGATCCCAGTTGTGGTATTCCCATTTCTCTCATTTTTCTTTCATGGGGTGGTAATGCTGATAATATTTGTGCTCGTATATCTTTAGTCATGTGAGGTGCATCATTCCATGTTGCTTGTATTAATTCTTGTCCGTCTTTTAAATGATTTACAAATTGCGATACAGTTTCAGTCATCCCTTGCTCTGGTGTAAAGGTCATGTAAACAACGCCACCTTTATCTGCTGTACGAGTTAATGCTTGAGAATAAATACTTTGTGGAGGTTCTTCATCTAACCAAATAACATCTAATGATTCACCCATCCATTTTTCTTTACCCATTTCGTATGCCTTAAAACCAATACGAGAATACCCACCACTTTTATGTTTAATTACAACACTGTTCATAGCATTTGGCACTCCGGGCTTTCTAACAGTTTCGCCAATTAGTTTTAAAGGAATGCTTCCCATACCTTTTGCGCTTGGGTCATCTGGTTGCCCACATAATTCTTTTTGACATACATCTCGTGTTGTTTCATTTGATACACCGCCCACCCAACATCTTACAGGTCTATTAAATTTTTTACCCTTCCACCAGTTTGGGTATAACCCAGTACAATGATATGCCATTTCCATTGCGCCACAAAATGATTTACCCACTCTGTTACCTGCCATTAATAATCTTTGACTAGCATGGGAGTTGTGAAACTTTAATTGATAAGGATAGGGTTTATAGAGTTTCATTAAATTTGTGCGCTGACGAAACTCAAGCTCTTTTGCAATTTTTATAGCCCGTGCAAGATCAGTCATTGTCAATCGTAATACTTATGATATAATGATTTAAGGAACTTTTTAGTAAATGCTTTAACCATACTTTTAAAATAATACTTACCAATCCGTATTGGAATCAACAAAGGTGTCATCAGAACATCAAATAATAATAAAAATACATCCACCAAAAAGTCAATAACATTATCTGCCGTAGAAAATCTGGCTTTTATTCTATTTAATAACTTCATACAAGACCTTTTACCC